TGACATCGGCAACATTGTCACTCTCTACATGTCAGGCGATTGGGGTTCCATAGATGAGGATGACTACGAGAGCAATCTCGAAACTTGCCGCAACAAGGATGGCGGCACCATCATGGGATGCTACAAAACATTCGACAACACTAGGATCTGGGTCATAACATCCGGCTATGCACAGCAGCACATGGGCCGAGATTATTGCTACACAACCGTCCTGTTCCCCGAGGAATACTGATGGAGGTTAATCCGCACATTGCAGCAGGCATCCGCAAAGGAATAAACGACCTTTACAACATGGGTGCCGAACATTTTGCAGACTATTGGCTCCAGGAACTCCATCAGGTAGACGGCTATCCCATAGAAGACCGATGGCACGCATACAATCTCCACTTAATTCAGAAGGATGTTGCTCAAATATCCGCTGAAACAGGACAATCTATTCCATAAAAATCGCTCATCTAAAACTATAGCCGAGTGCTTGACTTACGCTCAACCGATTGATACTATTAAAGGGTGAATGATTCACAACCGTTCACCCAATTCACTCACCCGACTTTCTCATGGCACACAATTTCACAGATGGCGTGATGATGCAAGGCGAAGCCGCCTGGCATGGTCTTGGCCAAGTCGTAGAAGGCACACTTCCAGCCCGAGAAGCTTTTGTCAGGGCTAACGCGCTTTTTGAAGTGGACAAAGCTCCGCTCTATTTCAAGAATCCTGTCACTGGCGAACTTGCTGAGGATGACCAAAGATGTGCGACATATCGCACTGACACTGGCGACAAGCTTGGCACTGTCAGCCTCGGTTATGAAGTCATCCAGAACGAGCAACTCTGCCAGTTTGCTGAAATGCTCCGAGATGACGTAGAAATGGAGACCGTAGTTGTGCTCAAAGGTGGAGCTAAGATCGCCTTCTCTGCAAAAATCCTTGGCACTGATGCCGACGTTGTAGAAGGTGACACGATTCACCGCAGACTGAACGGCTACCTGTCACATGATGGCACTACTTCATTCGGTGGCATGTTCAGCAACATCCGCATTGTCTGTCAGAACACTCTGGGTTGGGCGATGCAGGATGCTGACAAGCACGGCAAACAGTTCAAGATCTCCCACACCAAGCTCGGTGTATCCCAGATTGATGCGACTCTCAGGTCCATTGATGTAGCCCGACAAACCTTTGCTAAGGAGGTCGAGGATTACAAGCGCATGGCCGAGACTCCTATGGACTTTGACTCCTACCGCACCTGGCTGACAAGTCTGTACAACATGCCGAGCGTCAAGCTGGAGGATGGCACACTACGTCCGGGCACCATTGAGGATTCCAAAGTCAAGTGGAACAAGCTCAGGAATGCTTGGGCAGGCGGCTTTGGTACCACCATTGCAGGTGTATCCGAAACTGTCTGGGGTGCTTACAACGCCATCACTGAAGTGGAAACCAGTCTGAGAGACGCACCTACCAGCAGGAACATCGCCACTGTCAATGGTTACTATGTCCGGCAGATTGTGGACAAAGCAAGGTCACAGGCGATGGAGCTATGCAATGCTTGACCGCCTCTAACCAAACATCCACAGGGAGCCGAGTGCTCCCTTTTTTTGTGCCATAAAGCCGAACTTCAATTTTTTCCGCAGGAATTGCATCATGATCTAACCTACCTGATGACAGTTCTGGAGGAAAAAAACAATGATCGGCCTTGGGACTCCAGTGGTGGCCTTGCTTTTCAATGTATCCTCACGGACACCTTACCTGGCAGCTGCCACTCATTTCATCCACAGAATGCTGCAAAAAATTCTTAATTATCGGTGCATCCGCATGGACTACAACGGTTTTGGTTCTCCTATATATTAAAAGAGTGGAAATTCAACCACACCCCATCACTAACCCGACAAGTTATGACATTTGAAGACCGACTCAAAGCTTCAGGATATGAGGTTTTTGATCCATATGTGGGAGCATTGTGCCGAGAAGACCGCAACCTTCATCATTACTCTTACCTGGAGACTGACCCGGGTGTGTGGACTTTTCAAAAGCGCAATTCTGCTCACAACTTGATCAAAGAAATCGTCTTTATTCCTCATCCATAACCGACTCAACCAGGGGGCTTATGCCCCCTTTCATCCCATCACTAACCCGACAAATGTCCTTCACCAACGTCGAACCTAGACTCACACTAGAAGCCCGCACTATGCTCACTAAGCTGGTCGGCATTCTCATTGCAGATGGCAGCATTGATGCCGCAGAAGATGCTCCCTTTAATCCGTTCTGCCCTGGGGATGACCCGAAATTCCATGAGCTAGTCCAAGATCTAGTCGATCAAACCTATGAATTCATGCTAGCAACCGCACATGACATGATTCCTCTGGGATGACCGACTACCAACACCATAAGGGTGCCGACTGGCACCCCTTTTTTTGCCCTATAAGCCGATCTTCACTTTTTTCCATCAGAACTGTCATCATGATCTAACCTACCTGATGACACTTTTTTAGGAAAAATCTAATGTTCGGCAGCGGAAACCCTGTCGTGGCCTTGCTTTCCAATGTATCCTGGCGGACAGTCTGCCTGGCTGCAGACTCCATTTCATCCACTAAACTGCTCCTAAAAAATCTTAATTATCGGCGTATCCGTGTGGACTACAACGGTTTTGGCTCTCGCATATATTAGAAACATGAAGAACAGATCATTTCCCGTTCTTCACTGAACCTGGACAACCGAATACCATCCGCGTTGCCCATTCGGTACAGCCTCACTATCTGTGCCGAACTTATCCACACTTACACCCGACATCATGGCTACTCCCAAACTGGCAAACGGTCCTCAAGTCACCACTGACAAGATGGGCCGTACCCTGTACTGGATTGACCGTAAAAGAGTCAAGGAGTCTGTCTACAAAGCCGCAGTCAACATCCGCCATCAGACGGAGATTGACTATGGTTCAGGAATTGTTCGAACCGTTCCTACACTCCCTGAGATCGAGACGGTAACAGTCACAGTCGAACCGACTCAACTCAAGATCCAGCCGAAGCTTCCCATACTTCCGCCCGTCTCTACTGAGTCCAAAGCCGAGTCCGTGTTGGATCAGTTAGACGCACTCCTCTTAGAAGTACGTCGCCACTTCCAACCCACCACCACCGGCAAGGAGCGCACCTTCCTCGCTCTTTGTCAGATGCAAGACTCGGGCTACTATGCAGGTTACGCCGAAGCTCTTGTGGTAGCTGGTTCGCCAATGGCAGCTAATGCTCTCATTGGCTCCCTCCAACGTAAGGGGCTCATCCGATATGAATCCAAGGAGGAGGCGAGATACAGACTGATCTCCACTGAAGGTCGGTACTTCCATCTCACTTCACCCGAAGTTCAAGATGCTCGGATCATTGAACCAACTGCTCTCGGAATGCAAGTTGGAGATGCTCAGCTAAAAGCCGAACTCTCCACCATTGCCTAACCGCACTACACCCCGCCACAAGCGGGGTTTTTTTGTGGCAACTCTCTCCACCATCCAACTGTCCACAGCGGACCTTACGCAGCCTCACCACCACTAGCTTCCCAGCCTCGGTCTTCTCTTTTTTCCGCAAATTCTGTCATCAGGTACCTAAGGTCATTGCACAAAACCAGCGGAAAAAGTAAGCTTTCGGCATGTCTACGCAGCTTTTTGTGCCATGACCGACTCAAAAGAGTCTGTTCAGTCCATAAAATCCCTCAAACAAGACCCGAAAAACGCCAGAAAACGCACCGCACAATCGAAGTTCCTCATTGAGGAGTCGCTAAAACGCTATGGCGCCGCTCGTTCTATCGTCATTGACGAGTCGAACCGCATCCTTGCCGGTAACGGCACCATTGATGCTGCTACCCGAAGCGGCATTGATAAAATCCGCGTTATCGAAACCGATGGCGATGAAATCATTGCCGTACGTCGCACTGGCTTGACCGAAGACGAAAAAGTCGGTCTTGCTCTAGCCGATAACCGCACTAGCGATCTCTCCGAATGGGACGCTCAGATGCTCGCTCAACTAGCCACTGAACACGACGTTCTACCCTGGTTCTCCGAAGACGACATCTCTCAGCTCCTAGGCAAAGAAGACGAGTTTGATCCTGACGACCCCGAAGATCAAACCAATAAAATCGACGACGTTTTTCAGATCATCGTCAACTGCTCTTCCGAAGAGGAGCAAACTATCCTCCTAAACCGTCTCCTCGAAGAAAACTACGAATGCCGAGCATTAAATTCGTAAACTCCTCCGAAATTCAGCGCACTGCCAGAGTCGCTCAACTCGAAGGATTATTTGACATCACACCTGACACCAAATCGTCGGTAAGCTACGACCTAAACATCCCTATCGAAACTTTCGATTGGAATGTCGGTGTTATCGTCGGTCCATCCGGTAGCGGTAAAACCAGCATCGCTCGCCAATTATTTGGCGATCAGTTCGATCCTAAATTCGACTGGAGTCCTACAAAATCAATCGTAGACTCCTTCCCATCTTCAATGTCGATTAAGGAGATAACATCCCTTCTCTCCTCAGTCGGCTTTAGCTCACCGCCAAACTGGTTACGTCCATACCATGTCCTAAGCAATGGCGAACAATTCCGCGTCAGCATCGCTAGAGGTCTTGCCGAAGCGCCTGATCTCTTAGTCGTTGATGAGTTCACCTCAGTCGTGGACCGCACTGTCGCTCAAATTGGCTCTGCCGCAATCGCTAAAGCTGTACGCCGACGTAAACAAAAATTTGTCGCCGTAGCTTGCCATTACGACATCCTCGAATGGTTACAACCCGACTGGGTTTTTGATCCCTCTACCTCCCGCTTTGCGCGGGACTGTCTTCAACGACCCCAAATCACTCTCCAAGTTCAACCCGTATCGGCAAAAGAATATTGGCCTATCTTCAGTAAGTTTCACTATCTAAATAAAAAAATCCACCCCGGCGCTAAAGCATTTTGCGCTTTCTACAACGGTAGACCCATCGCCTTTACTGCCGTTCTAACCATGCCATGCCCACAAGGTACTCGCTGGAAAGAACACCGCACTGTATGCTTACCCGACTTTCAAGGTGTAGGCATCGGTAATGCAATGTCCAATTTCATTGCATCATGCTTCCACGGTACTAGAGGTCGTTACTACCTATCCGTAACCGCTAATCCTGCCATGGTCGCTTATCGTGCTAAATCCCCGCTATGGTACATGACCCGTAAACCCTCCAATAACTGCGATCAACGCAAACGCCGCAACATTAAAGCTAACTCTGAAGCCATGACCCAATGGCGTAAAGCATTAGGAACTGATCGCATTACAGCATCTTTCCGCTATTGTGGACCTAGCAACCCTGATGCTGCTGCCGTTCTTGGGATCAAATAAAATGCCAAAACGGAAAGACGGTAAAGAAACAGCTCAGCGTGCCTCGGCCGCTGAAAAAGCCTACCGCTATAATCGCCTCTTCCAGGTCATTAGAAACGGCGGTACAACTCATGACTGCATTCGTTTTGCGGTCAATACCTGGGGAGTATCTGAGTACACCGCTCGTAAGTACATCCCTGAAGTCCGCGCTTTAGTGCGAAAGGACTTCGAATTAGACAGAGCGCAATTTGCCGCTGAATTGATGCAGCAGGCCAGCTCCATTCACATGGAAGCAAGGCGTACTGGCAATTTAGCTGTGGCGCTCGGTGCAGTGAACGCGCTAGCCAAGCTGGCAGCGATCCTATGACGATTCTTCAAGGAAGGCCGCAAGGTTGCATTCTTGATCCGCCTTTACCTGCAAAAGATCCAGAGTACGATTTTCGCGGCTTTCCAGAACAGCTATATGAAACACTGACACCGCCTCAAAAAACGGTGTATGACGCACCAGAGCGCTTCAAGCTCCTTTGCTCTGGCCGACGTTTTGGTAAAACATACCTTTGCATTACTCGGCTTATTAACTGGGCGATGGAAAAGCCCGGCAGTCTTTGTTGGTATGTGACTGCCAATTACCGCATGGCGAAGCAGATTGCATGGCGACAGCTAAAAGCCATGGTTCCACCTGAAGTCTTCCTCGCCAAAAACGAAGCTGAACTGATCGTTGAATTAAAAAACGGCAGTGTGTTGGCGCTAAAAGGCGCTGACAATCCTGACAGTTTGCGCGGTGTTTCTCTTAGTGCCCTTGTTGTTGATGAAGCAGCTTACGTTCGGCAAGAAGCATGGGAGATGGTGCTGCGACCTGCATTGTCAGATCAAGGCGGTCCAGCATGGTTCATTACTACACCGGCTGGTCTTAACTGGTTTCACGACTTATGGGAACAGGCACACATTGAAAAAGACTGGCGAACATTCTCTTACACAACAGTTCAAGGCGGCAATGTACCCGAGCATGAAGTAGAAGCGGCAAAGCGCACGCTAGATGAGCGAACTTTTAGGCAAGAATACTTAGCTAGTTTCGAAACGCTCTCTGGACGTGTTTATCCCGACTTCGGTGACGACAACATCTCTGATGAAGTTAAGGATATGGGTGGTGAAATCTATTGGGGCACCGACTTTAACGTCAGCATCATGGCAGGCGTTCTCGGCAGCAGAGTTGGCGACACACTTCATATCTGGGATGAACTAGCCGTTCAACAGTCCAATACTGATGAAGTCTGCACACTCCTAAGACAGCGTTTCCCTGATCGGCGCATTATTGCTTACCCTGATCCAACTGGTTCTGCCAGAAAGACCAGTTCGGCTGGCAAAACTGACCATGACATTATTCGGCGTTACGGTTTCCAGTGCGTAAGCCCCAAAGCGCCATGGGCAGTAAAAGACAAAATCAACGCAACCAACTGGATGATCCGCACGGCAGACGGTCATCTCAAGCTATTCATTCATCCGCGCTGTAAGCACACCATTAAAGCGCTTAAGAATGTTACCTATAAGCAAGGCGCCGATGATTATGTGATCGACAAAACGGCAGGTATTGAGCACTGGACTGACGGCTTAGGCTACCTGATACTTGGCGCCTTCAACCCGCTGTATCAGCGTACTGGCAAGAGCACAGGAATCAGGGTATACTAAGCCGGTTCGGTTCATACCCTACTCATGCTCAAAGGTTCAGAACTACTCGCCAAGGTCAAAGAGCTTAAGGACGCCAACAAGTCTGAGCTTGTCCGCGAGTGCGGCTATGTCGATAAAAACGGCAAGCTGTGCTACACCGCTTTTTATGAAGCATTGCTCGAAGCCAAGGGCTTTGAAATGCGGCCTTCTAGCAAGCGTGGTCGCAACTTGACTTACAAGACCAAGGTGCAGTTCAACGGCAAACTGCAGATCGGTGAAGGCTACGTTCAGGAAATGGGCTTTAAGCCTGGCGATGAGTTTGAGATCAAACTCGGACGTAAGTCTGTAACTCTCCAGGCCGCTGCTCATGGTGGCAGTGAAGTCGCTGAACTGGCTATTGCTGCTTAAGAGCCGCTTCAATTAAAAAGGAGCCAAGGTTGGAAAGGGTGCGTCCTTCCGCCTTGGCTTTTTCTTTTAGCGCCTGAGCGACTGCAGAAGGCAGGATGAGCTGCACGCGAACACCTTGCGCCATACCCTGATCGTGGTAGAGTCTACGCAAGGATCATACACGGTCCTGCCTACTCACTCGACTCACCATGATCGACTCTACTCTCGCTACTCCCGACACTCAAACTTACAAGTTTGAGACTGCAATAATCATCGGCAAAGGATCTCCTGCTTATCCATGGGCAAAGTGTTTGCTCCCTAATGGCGATCAGGCTTTTATTTATCCCGATGATGAAGAGACTGTATTTCCCAAAGAACTTCCTGCTGGCACTGAAGTATTCATAACTTCGGCTCGTCCTTGCAGAAAGCCTGGCAATACAAAGTGGACCGTTAATCCGCTTCACATCATGCTGCAGCCAGAAACGGTCAAGCAGATCATGAGGGATCTGCCGCAACCCCCTCAAATTGTTCCAGAGGAGTTGCCGCTACAGCAGGAAGAGCCCAAGGCAAAGATCGACAGTTTTTCTGATCTGTCAATCGACTTGCCTGATCTCTCCACCGCTAAAGGCGAGAAAGCCAAAATCTCTATGGAACATACTTTCCCGCGTCAGCTCTTTGTTGATCGCGTAGTTGATCACTTTGGCTTACAAGGTCCAAAGCGGCGTGCAGAAGCTCTCGGCATCATTGTTGATCTCTTCATGGCGAACAGCAAGCTGTAAACCTATGCCGCACTAAACTGATCCATAGCCTGCGCGACAAATCTGTGTACACCGGCTTCGCTCATTACGACCGCCAGTTAACCACTCGCGTTGCGCAGGTCAATGATCCCAATGCCGCTTGGCGCAATCAAGAGCCTCACTGGGTTCTCATTGAAGACTTGATTGGCGGCACTTATGAGATGCGTCGTCGCCATCGGCGCTATCTCCCTCAAGAACCACGAGAGCTAGATGAAAGTTACGACAATCGTCTAGCACGTTCTGTTTGCCCGCCTTACTACCAGCGGCTAGAGCGGATGCTCGGTGGCATGTTGACTCGTAAACCTGTTCGCCTTAATGATGTGTCAGACATAGTGCGCGAACAGCTTTTTGATGTCAACTTGATGGGTGATGACTTAAACGTCTGGACTTATGAAACCGCACGAAAAATGGTGCGTTATGGGCATGTTGGCGTTCTTGTGGATGCTCCTGCTGCTGGTGAGAATGGAAGACCGTATTGGGTCACTTATACGCCGCGTGAAATTCTGGGTTGGCGCACTGAGCTGATAGATGGGGCACAGCAGATCACACAGCTTCGGCTGCTAGAAAAGGTGATTGTGCCTGATGGCGATTATGGCGAGAAAGAAGTTGAACAGGTCCGTGTTCTGACGCCTGGCAACTTTGAGCTGCATCGTCGAGATACCAAGTCTGGCGACTTCCAAGTATTTGATAGCGGCACTACAACACTAGACAGCATCCCGTTCAGTGTTGCCTACGCCAATCGTATTAACTTCATGGAATCACGGCCTCCTTTGGAGGATATTGCAGAACTGAATTTGAAGGCTTATCAGGTTCAATCTGATCTCGACAATCAGCTTCACATTTGTGCGGTGCCAATGCTGGCATTTTTCGGCTTCCCTGCAGCAGCAGAGGAAGTATCTGCCGGTCCTGGTGAAGCTATTGCATTCCCAGCAGAGGGCAAAGCAGAATACATTGAACCGTCTGGTAACAGCTTTGAGTCGCAGTTCCGCCGCTTAGAGCAGATTGCACAACAGATCAATGAACTCGGCTTATCTGCTGTATTGGGTCAAAAGCTAAGTGCTGAAACGGCAGAAGCCAAGCGCATAGATCGCAGTCAGGGCGATAGCACAATGATGGTAATCGCTCAAAACATGCAAGATCTGATCGACAACTGCCTGACTTATCACGCGCAGTATCTGAACATTACCGAGATTGGCAGCAGCTACGTTAATCGTGATTTCCTTGGCGCTCGTCTTGAACCGCAGGAGATTCAGTCACTACTGCAGCTTTATACGGCAGGCACTATCACGCAGAAGACGTTACTCGATCAACTAAGTGAAGGCGAAGTTCTTGGCGATGAATTTGATGTAGAAGAGGAGCTAGCAGCAACACAAGCTGGTGGACTAATTGAAATGGCACCGCCAGAGCAACAAGCTATGGCACAAATGCCTGAACAATCTGTAGATCAGTCGCCAACCGATGAACTTCCGGCATGATGAACTGGCTGTGGAGGTTAGCTATGGAAGCCAAGAAACCGCGCAAACAACAGCTTGTATGCGTTAAGGGTCGAATGAAACCTCACATCTTTGCCATTATTCGGCTTAGCTGGTATCAGAATGGCAGACTTTATACCGTAGAAGAAATGAATGTAGAGAACGGCAGTGATGAAACAGTAGAAGCCGTCATTATGTTAATTAAAGAAGCGCTGAAAGCAGGAGCCGATGTTTCAATGCAAACAGCATGTAGCCCTGCCGATCTTGGCATAGAGCAATGACGCAATCTAGCTTTACTGCCCGCACGTTAAATGTTGAGCAGTTTAAGCGGCCAATCAACCGCTCTATTCCGGTCACCAACATCTATCGCAATGCTATTGACCTAAATCGCTTTAGCAATGCTGTTGCACGACAAATAGTTAGAGACTATAACGCCATCATTCTTAGTGCGGTTGAAGAGCTAAGAAGGATTGACCTTGGACTGCCGACTGAAGGTGCAGGCATTGTTAGTCCGGCATCTGTTCAAGCGCAAAGACTTCGGGTAATTTTGCTGCAGATCAAAGAATCATTGGATCGTTGGGCAGACAGGAATACCGATGTAGTAATTCAGCAGTTACAAGGCTTGGCTGAACTGCAAACAGAATTTGCGGCAGAGCAGCTACAGATTGCGATTTCAGGCGGTGTTGCAGGAGCCCGTGATATTGATCCTAGTGTTGTTGCTCAACAGGCGGTTAGAACAGTTGAAGTATCGCCAAATTTTGCTGCAACTGTAGCGACGGTAGATCCTACCGATCTGAATCTTGTACTGCCTGGCACTGGCAGATTCTCTTTAACTGCGGCGCAAGGCACTGCAATCACACTGCCCAATGGTCAGATCATACAAAAAGCATTTCGCGGTTTAGCCGAATCTCAAGCACAGCGGTTTAACACAGTAATACGCACGGGTTTGCTAACTGGTGAAGCTACACCGCAAATAGCAAGGCGGCTAGTTGGCACCTTAAATTTTGGCGATTTAGCAAAGACTGTCAGGCAGCAAGCTTTGGCTGGTGGCGAGCTAACAAAAATGGCGGACCATCAAATTTTGACTTTAGTCCGCACCAGTGTTCAGCAAGTTGCCAATGAAGCGAGCCAGCAAGTTTACCGTTCCAATCAGGATGTAACTAAGAAGTATAAATATGTGGCGACTTTAGATGAAAGAACATCTCCTATTTGTAGGCGACTGGATGGGCAGGAGTTTGAGTATGGCAAAGGTCCATACCCGCCTGTTCATTTCAACTGTCGCAGTACCACTGTTGCGGTAATCGACTGGGAAGGTTTAGATCTGCTGCCGCCTGAGGCATACAAAGAAGAAATTGGTGAGGATAGTCTGCTGTTCAAGCGTGCGGCAGTAGGCGGTCCAGTTGACCAAGATCTGAAATACGGTGAATGGCTGGCAAAGCAATCTGCTGAAGTAAAAGCCGAAGTATGGGGAAGTAAAAAGGTGAAGTACTTTAACCTGTTGTCCAGGAAGTACGGACCAAATCAAGCTGTAACAAGGATGGTGCGCGAAGATGGGAGTGAACTAACCTTGGAGCAACTCAGGAGACGTTATGGACCTTCCCGGTCTTAGACACTTTCGCAATGAGGGGATCTTTTTTATTTTCTCTGATCCCGTTGAAGCGCTAGTTGGTGAAACATGGGTGCCTGCGGTTTACACCGACAAAGGCTGGGCAACAGCAGATCGGTCTACACTGCTTTCATCTGTTGAGGATTGGCGTCATGCCACTGAAGAAGGGCAAAAGCAAAAAGACAATGCAGGAAAACATCAAACGCGAAATCAAAGCGGGAAAACCGCCAAAACAGGCAGTAGCAATCGCGTACGCAAAAGCCGGAAAGTCACGCAAGCGGAAGGCTAAGTAAATGGCAATCGGCATAGGCTCTCGTGTTGTCTGGAATGATCTGGGCAAACGCAACTTTGGCAAAGTCACCGCCTTATCTAAGAAAAAATTTAGATCCACAAATAATGCAAATGGTCAAGTCTTGCTACTTGCAAAACCTGATGACCCGATGTTTGAAATTAAATCTGAAAATACGGGCAGCAAGCTTCTTAAGCTCCGATCTGAACTAAAGGAAGCCCCGCTAGACCGATGAAAGGTAGGATTTGGGAAGGCAACTGCATCTACCTGAAATGCAGGGATGGCATGATTGAAGGTCGGTTTGTCTTCCCTTGTCCTGCTGATGCTCAGATACTTGGCGCTTTAATGGGCAGACTGGCCGAAGGCATTGAAGTCATTACTTGCTCGGAGGAGGAAAATGGCGATTGATTATCGCGGTGAACGTTTTGAGGGTTACAACAAACCCAAGCGCACACCAAACCATCCGAGCAAGTCTCATGCAGTCCTAGCAAAGGAAGGCGACAAGGTAAAACTGATCCGCTTCGGACAGCAGGGCGTTAGCGGCAGTCCAAGTCGTGAAGGAGAATCCGCATCAGCAAAAGCAAGGAGATCAGCTTTTAAGGCGCGTCATGCCAAAAACATAGCCAAAGGAAAAATGTCCGCTGCTTATTGGGCCGATAAGACTAAGTGGTGATAACCTTCGGTTGCACTTAACCCTGTGGGTTAAAACATGTCCGAAGAACAGCAGGCTCCTGTGGAGCAACCTGCAGAACTCCAAGCGATGCAAGCAGAACTTGAGGCAATGCGCCGCAAGAACTCTGAATTGCTAGACGAGTACAAAAAAGCTGTCGCTCAAGCTAAGGCTGTGCCTGATGGCGTGGATGTCAACGAACTACTGGAGTTCAAGCGTCGAGCCGAACAGGCAGAACTTGAGTCTCAAGGAAAATACACCGAAGCACGACAGGCTTTGGAGCAGCAGTTCCGTGAGGCGACACAAAAAAAGGATGAGCGCATCACAGAACTTGAGTCCCGAGTGCGGGAACTCGAACTGCTTACACCAGCAGTCAGCGCCTTAGCCGAGATCGTTCACGATCCTGACTTGGTGCTCAAAACCAAGCTGAACGCTGATCAGATTGAGCGCGAAGCAGACGGCACCGTCGTCATCGTTGATGGCTACCAGCGCACACCAGTTAGCGAGTGGGCAAAGCAAAGCCTGCCAGCTTGGATGCAAAAGCAACCCAAGCCACAAGGCAGTGGCGCACCCATAGGTCGAACTTCAGGTGAAATTCCTGCGGGCATAAAAAACCCGTTCATGCCTGAATCTTTCAACCTCACAGAGCAGTCGCGTCTATTTCGTACTGACCGCGATCTCTATGACAGATTGAAAGCAGCAGCGGGACGTTAAACTTTAACGTAACCGGCTGTGCTGGGTAATGGGCTGTGCCCGACACCGTAAAACCACTCTTGAGGATTAGTCATGGCGACTCTTCGCTCTGACATCATCATCCCCGAGGTATTT